GATGGTATATCTTTATTTATAAAAGACATTGCACCTATTTTTACATTATCCCCAATTTTACGTGATAATCCAATGATGCAACAATTAGCTCCGATATCAACGTTACTACCAATTTTTACTCTTGAACCAGGCATGTCACCATCTATCTGTCCAATGGTAGTATTCTGTCGTAACACCAGATTTTCACCAGCATCAACAGCAAAATGAACAACAATTCCAGCATGATGGGGAATTGTTAACCCTTTTCCAATATTTGCGCCCAATCCAATTTCACAACCAAATTTGTTAATTATTTTACTGTTTAACTTTTTGGCTGCTTTCTTATGTAATTTATTACCATTAATATACATTTCGTTAGCCAACCGCCACCAGAAAAGGAAATTCCGGTTACGCTGTTTTTTCTCTCTTAAAAGCCTCCAGATATCCATACGTTTCCGCCGAATTACTTCATATTTCCAGAAGTTTTTTAAATTAGTAGAGTCCCCAAATAAAACAAAGTGAATTGCCATTAAGTAAGACAGCACGATAATCTCCTTAATTATTATTTCAGACCACACATATTATAATGTTAAGAGATTATAAAATCCTGTTGTTTGTTATTCAAAAACAATTTTCTGAGAAGGACATACAACAGCAAGTCGCCAGTCACCTTCATCAGGAAATTGGCGACATACGTTAAATCAGAGCAGCCCCTTAACTGAGCTGGTCGCGCTATTAAGGGATGATGTCACCTTATCTTTGAAGCCGGACAACATATCGCTGAACGATGAGGATTGCAGGCGCTCCCGCAAATCCTCATCACAGCGTTCAAGAGTCAGTGAAAATTCTATCTTTTTCGCCTTACCGTAGCGATCAAACTCGGAGCGGGTCGTATTCGTTTCGGTCAGGACATACATGCCGTAAATCTGCCCGACGCCATCAATCAGAGGCCAGGGCCGTCCTGTATACGCCTGCGTGGTCAGCAGAGACAGCGACACTTCGCCACCTGTAATTTCAGGATAAAGCACACCAGAAAGAACGATGCGATCATCACCTGCACCGATATACTGCCAGCTTGCTGAACGGTTAACGCGTTCATTTTTCACATGCCGCCAGCTTTTGTTTTGCTGTAACTGCTGATGCGGCAGCGTGCGCAGCTCAAAAACAAACATGCCATAGATCATCATCATGGCCATGACTCCTCAATCTTTATCGTAAAAACTGCCACGCCCGGCACGGGCGCGCCGTTCCATTTCTGCCCTGACCATTTCACCGACCAGTTTCGCCAGTTCGCGGGGATTCTGCGTAACAACGTTATGCAGATGAACATGAATTTCACCGCCAAATCTGGAGACAGCAGGCTCCCGATTACGGGAAGCTGCAGGAACTGATGCCACTGGCGATCGTATGGCCTCCGCCACCGGGCGGGAGCTGGCCGCAACAACAGGGACCAGCGCCGGAGGCAGCGGAGCCGGGACTACGGGTGTGATATTAATTGCGGGGGCAGGCTTACTGACCTGCGCAATCTTCCGCTCCTGCCACTCCCCACGAACAGCAAGTGCGCGGGGCAGGTTCTTAAAGACAATATCGCCAGGGCCAATGCGTTTTTTCGTCTCATCAACCAGCTTACCTGTGTTATCAGCAATTTTGCTGAGTCTGCGTAGCGTCCCGGTATTGCTGTCTGTGAGCGGTTTGTTGTCTTTGGGTTTATCACCTCCGGTGCCATTGCCATTTTCCACAGGCTTCGGCGGATTGATTTTCGCCAGGTCCCCCTGAAGTAAGGCAACCTTATCCTGAAGAATGGCCGCACGCTGTGCGTCTTCGATTTTCTTGCGCGCCCTTTCCGCTTCATCCGGAAGGACGCCAAGTTTTTCAAGTATCCACGCCAGCGTATCCAGTAGCATTTTTGCAGGTGTCAGAACAAGTTGTAACGCACCGCCAAGAACGTTACCGAATATCTCGCCAGCACTGGTACATTTATCCAGCGTTTCCTTGCTGGACTCCATCGGTGACAGCAGCGATTTAAACCAGTTAAACACCTGGCTGATCCCGCTTCCGATTGCGTCAATAACAGGGCCAAACCGTTCAAAGGTTTCACGCAACGGGTTCAGCCTTTCCATAATCCCGCTGAACACCCCGGCAAAAAATGCCCTGATGGGATCCCAGTATTTCCAGATAAGGACGGCAGCTCCGGCAAGCGCAGCCACGATAAGACCAACCGGACTGAACAGCGCCCCGATAGCGCCTCCCAGTAAAGAAACGGAACCCGTCACCATTCCCCATAGTGCTGGCAGGACCCTGACAGCATTCATTGATCCGGTCAGGAGAGAAAAACCAAGACGCAGTTTTGCCAGCGGACCAGCAAGCACACCAATAGCCAGCGACAACGAGCCAACCGTTGCAGTCATTGCCAGCAACGCACCGCCTGCTATCAGTAGCTGGCGCGTCAGTGCCGGATGGGCCTGCGCCAGCGCCGTCACCCTTGATACCACCCGCGTGAGCCACTGCGTGACAGAACGCAGCGGACCGTCAATCAGATCTGCAATGCGGATGCGCAACCCTTCCCATGCACTGCCGAGTGATTTCAGATCGCCGTCAAGGTTGTTGGCCATAACCTTTGCTGTGCGTTCAGCCTCACCGCGCGCGCCTTCAAGTTCTTTTCTCAGTTTGGGTAAGGAACCGTCACCCACTGCATCAACGAGCGCCATAAACGATGTGAAAGCCTCTTCTCCGGCAATGTCCTTAAAGAACGATACCCGGTCAACTTCCCCGTATTTGCGGGTGGCTTTATAAAGGTCGGCCAGCACATCCTCCATCGGGCGCATTTTACCCCCGGCATCCGAGACGGACACGCCCAGCTCTTTCAGAGCTTCTGCCGCCGCCTTTGGCGGTGATGCCAGACGAGCCAGGCTGGCACGCATTGCCGTCCCGGCATCACTCCCTCTGATGCCCATATTCGCCAGCACACCAGCCATCGCTGCGGCCTGCTCCAGCGATATTCCCAGCTTACCCGCCACCGGACCTGCATATTTCATGGTTTCGCCCAGTGCGCGAAGGTCAGTGTTGGTACGGGTAAACGCTGCGGTGAGTGTGTCACCGACCCGGTCCATCTGGTCAGCAGAAAGGCCGAACTGCGTCAGGATATTTGAGCCAATATCTGCCGTCTCGCCGAGATCCATACCGCCAGCCGTTGCCATGCTCAGCACTCCGGGAAGCGCAGCCTGAATGGCCTGCGGTGTGAAGCCTGCCATTGCAAGAAATGCCTGCCCATTGGCGGCATCGCCTGCGGTGAACTGCGTTTCAGAGCCAAGTTTTAACGCCTGCTCACGCAGCGCCTTAAACTGCGGGCTGTTCTGGTCGATTCGCGTCAGCGCCTGAACGCGGGACATCTCTTTGCCGAACCCGATCGCGGGCTGCAAAAAACGCCCGGCAGCATAGCCGCCCGCCGCTGCCGCACCAATTGCCAGCGCACCACCTGTTTTCAGTTTTCCCGCGGTTTCCTGCGCGCGCGAATACCACTCACGCGCCCGCGTTACACGCGCAAGCGCCTGCCGTTCGCGTTCAAGCTGGTTGTTGTACTGTTCGGTACGTCTGATGGCCTGCTGGATGGTGTTATCGCTGCCTGTCAGGGAAATGCCGTGGCGTTTCAGCTCTCCGCCAAGCTCCCGCATTTTCTGAATTTCCCGTGTGCGCGATTCATTCAGGCGTTCAAGCCGGGTGCTTAACTGCTGCATCAGCTTTTGTTGTTTTTCGCTGAGCACTGTACCCGTGCGTTGTAACTGATTAAGGGCGTTAAGCTGGCGTCGTGCTTTCACGATACCCGCATCCGCTTTACTGACAGCGTCGCGGGCGCGCTCAAATGAACGAGCCTGACGCTCGAGATTTTTAATCGCCCCCTGCGTTCGCTGGATGGAGTCACCAAACTGCCCCATCAGGCGGCGGGCGTTTTCGGCAGGCCGGGTCAGCCTGTCAACGGCGCTGAAAGCGACCCGGATATCAAGAGTCTTCATTGTCTGCATTCCCGCTGCGAAGTGCCGCCCGCTCACGCCAGCTAACCACTTCGCCGGGCGTCATCATGAAGATTTCGGCGGGCGACCAGTTAAAAATAACGGCAATATCTGCCACAAAGTCTTCTATGTGCTCAAAGCACACAACCGTGATCAGGCTTCCGTCGCCTGTTCGTTCTTCCCGCCAGAGTCCGCACCGCTCAAAAAATTTACGGCAACCACACATAACTGAATAAAGTCACGGGATGCCATTTTTTTGATCGTCACTTCATCCAGTCGCGGTGATGTCACGCGTGACAGCAGCGTAAACATGGATTCCGCTTTCAGATTCAGCACATCAGACAGCGACAAATCTCGCAGAGATCCAGCCTGCTCAATAGCCCCGGTGATCTCCACATACGTGATTTTTTCGCCGCCTCGCTCAATTGGTTGGGTAAGTTTTACACCACGCTCACTGGTTTCTTTCACAGTGTCAGCAACTACCGTGTTTTCGGTATCGATGTTTTTCGTCTCTTTCATCAGGAAACTCCTTTCAGTCAGAGGCGACGCACTGCGCCGCCTGCATATTACTTATCAGCCAAGCCCGAGCGCGGAACGGATGCGATCGGGCACAATGTCCTTGCCGTCCTTCCGGTAAATGAAGTTCAGCAGGTCAATCTCCCACAACGGGCGATCGTTAACACTCAGCTTGTAGTAGGTGTTTTTAATGGCGTAAGTGTGTGATGTGGCTTCGCCCTGTTTGGCTTCCCCCATATCAATTTCCGTCACACGTCCGCGCATTTCGACTTCATACAGGTCGCTTTCTGCATCGGTGTAATATTCACCCGCAAAACGCAGCAGCGTGCCGTCAATCGTGCCGCCATACTTAAGGAACAGCTCACGAACTGCGCCCCCCATGACAAAGCTCGCATCAAGCGCGGAGTCGTCCAGACCGAGATCAATACTTACCGCACCCATCATGCCACCACCCCGGTAGCTGTCGGTTTTGCGCGTCAGCTTAGGCAGAGTGACGGACGTCACCTTACCCACTTCGTTTTCACCATCCACAAACAGCGTAAAAAAGCGAAGATGTTTTGGTACAGCCATCAGGCACCTCCCAGCACCGCAAATGCGGGTTCAAAGTATTCATCAGTAAACGTCTGGTAAAGCTCCATGTCTTCCAGTGGCGGAACGGGCGTATATTTGTAGCGAATACGCACACGCCCCTGACGTAAATCCGTGGTGCTGTTATCCACCACGTCATACCAGCACTCCGCGCCAATCAGTTTCCCGGCAGTAACCAGCGAATCCAGTTTTGCCCTGATGGCACTGATAACATCCTTCACGTTCGCAGGCGTCAGTGGACTGTCGATGGTTTCAAACTGCGCTTCCGCAATTGAATCAGCCAGCACCTGTGCGGTTCGGGTATACACCTCAAAGATGTAGGCGTTCGTTTCCGGTGTGCGGTTGCCCCAGAAGCGGAACCCGTTGCGACGAATAATGGTCGTGATTTCTTTGTTGTTGAGGCTGTTGGCATCACTGTCTTCGGCCTGCAACGACCAGAAAACATGCCTGGACATCCCCAGCACATTTTTAACAGGAACGTTGGACAGCGATTTGTGCCAGCCCTGCTCATGGTCAATGTACGCACGAAGGCCGCACGCATAGGCAGGCGCGGGGAACGTTTCGTTTTTGCCACTTTTCGGGTTGTAGGCGATGAAGTCCGGCCATAAGAGCATCACCTCACGTTCGTTGAATTTCTGGCGGTAGGTAATTGCCTCAGCCATCGTGTTACAGTCATGACATGAGGCATACACAAACGCGCGCAGTTTACCCGCAATCACGCACAGGGATTTTGTCACCGCCTCCGTGTCCAGCTCCGGCGCGGCCAGAATACGCGGACGGTATCCGATGCTTTCATCCTGCTCTGCAACAAGCAGCGCATACATCCCCGTATAGCTGCCGTCAGATTCAGAACCACCGATAACCAGTTGATCCTGCGTCTTACCGCCTTCTTCTTTGTGTTCAGCCACGCGAACGACGATCACTTTTGTGCTCACCTGGTCTGCAATAGCCTTAAGCGCACGATAAAGCGTCCCCGTAGTCCCGCATTTTCCCAGCACGTCATTGACGCGGGTCAGCAGTGTGGGCTTGTTCAGCGGGAACAGCTCCGCGTCCGCATCATCCGCCGTTGCCACGATACCGATAACACTGGAATCAACATCATTAATCGCTGTTACCAGGTCGGTACTTTCCGTAACACGGGCACCATGAAAACGAGTTTCACTCATAGCTTCAGCCCCTTGTATCCGTTAAATGATTCGGCAACAATCATCACCCACCACGCGCGTAATCTCACCCCTGCGCCGTTCTCCCGCCACGGCGACAACAAAAAGCAGTAACCCCCTATGCACGCACATGCGACCATGCCGCACAGGGAGGGAACAGATGACCGATACCACCATGCAATTGCTCAGTCAGAGCACAGACCCCGTGAAAATGCCGGATTTTGATATTCTCGCGGAGGGGGAAACACTGTCCGGCGTGGCAGAGCGCCTGATGAGCCTGTCACTGACCGACAACCGGGGATTTGAAGCGGACCTGCTCACCATCACGCTGGATGATGCGGATGGTCAGTTGCAGCTACCGCCACGGGGCGCGCGCCTGACGGTTCTCATTGGCTGGAAAGGAGAACCGCTGACAGAAAAAGGCACTTACATTGTTGATGAAATCGCTCACGAAGGACCGCCGGACAGGCTGACTGTTTCAGCCAGAAGCGCAGATTTTCGGGATGAATTTAACGTTAAACGTGAGGTGTCCTGGCATGATGTGACCGTTGAGCGCGTGGTATCCGCCATCGCTCATCGGTACGGTCTGAAACCACAAATCAGCGAAATGCTGATGGATATTGAAATCGACCACGCCGACCAGACCGAAGAAAGCGACATGTCCTTCCTTACGCGCATGGCGGAAATGCTGGGCGCAATCACTACGGTAAAAAGCAGTAATCTGTTATTCATCATGCCAGGCGGTGGCGTGAACGCACAGGGCCAGCCGTTGCCATCGTTCGCCATCACGCGCAGCAGTGGCGATCGCCATCAGTTCCGCATTGCTGACCGCGAAGCGTATACGGGGGTACGTGCTTACTGGCTTGATCTTAATTACGGGAAAAAGAAAAAAGTCAGCGTGAAACGCCGCAAACCGAAAAAGGAGAAAAGCAGCAGCCGTGAAGGTGACTATATGGAAGGTGCGGAAGGCAACGTGTTTGTGTTACGCAAGACTTATCAGAACGAGCAGGCAGCAAGACGTGCAGCGGCGGCAAAGTGGCAGCAGCTACAACGCGGAGCCGCATCATTCTCCATCACGCTGGCGCGTGGACGCGCAGAACTCTATCCCGAAATGCATGGCACGGTGACAGGCTTCAAAAGTGACATCGATAATCAGGACTGGATTATTGCAAAAGCCGAGCACACCATTGATAACAGCGGCTTTACCACACAGCTTGAGCTTGAAGCAAAAATCCCGGAATGGATAGCAGAAACAGAATGAGCAAATTAGATGTATTGACTCAAACCAGAACTGACACACTCACAGCACAGTGCCAGACCCAATCTGGCAGCCCGCTTTGTGCCTAGAGCAGGTGTTGCTTATGTAACAGTTAATCCACGGATAGTGGTCATGAATGCTGGTTGAAGTTGTATTGCCATGAGTGGTCAATTAGGGACTCACTTATTATCGCGTGCTCACCATTGATGGGTAAGATCATGCATTTCGGCTACTGTACTTCGCGAATCCTCCGCACACAGGCAACACCTGATTTAAGAACAGAGGGAGATGATGACGCAAGGAAGATTTATTATCGTGCATGTGGCAGATGATCTTTTAGCTGCCGGAGTGATAAATTACACCTATTTTCGATAAGTGTTTTTGTTATAGAACATTAATTTCGTGGGAAACAATAAAGTGAAATTAGGAAGAAATGATAAGTGCTGGTGTAATTCAGGACTTAAGTATAAAAAGTGCCATCTTGGTCGAGATCGTGAAACTCCGGTATCCAAAGCCGAGGCACTGAAATTTTCAAAGTCTCTCTCGCAGAGAAAGGCATGTTATGCGCCAGCATCCATGCACGAAGATTGTGATAAACGCATCGTTCAGGCGCATACGATATCTAAGAGCAGTAGCCTTAAGGCGATCGCCGACTCCAGCAATCACGTCATGGGGGTGATAATGAACTTAGCAAGCCTGATGAGAAACAACGGAAAATGGCTTCCCGAGAAGATCGGTATCAATCAGGCATCCACTTTTACAGGATTTTGTGCAGTTCATGACAGAATCTTATTTTCATGCCTAGAGAACGAAAAATTTACAGGCACGGACGAGCAGTGCTTTGCCTTAATGTTTCGTTCATTGTCTAAAGAAATTTATGCCAAAGAAGGGGGAGTGCTATCTTCTGATTTTGCTAAAAATGCCGATAAAGGAAAGCTACAAGTTGAACAGTATTATATTCAGAAATTAATCGACCAGCACCAAAGTGGCTTAAATGCAGCAATAATTGAATTAAATAATCTTAAAACTAGCCTCGACCGCATCCTACTTAGCAGGCAATTTTCAGAAATTGAAAGTGTTATCTTCACTTTTGCAGAGCCTTTACCAATTGTAGTTTCGTCAATTCTTTCACCGGAGAGGGATTTCGATGGGACCAAAATTCAGGATTTGAGCGATCTTACAGTGTCGGCGGAACAAGTATGTTTCAATGCTTTTTCCTGCGGAGGTAAGGGATATGTAGTGTTCAGTTGGCTGAGAACTTCAACAATTATCAGACGTTTTATACGGACACTAATTAAGATCCCAGCTAACAGGATGTTCAATACCCTTCTGTATTTTTTCTTCACAAAGGCCGAAAATACATATTCATCCCCTGAGTGGTGGGACAGGCTCAGTGATAAACAGCGAGAGAATATCGGCAACATGATTATGTCAGGGGTTGAATTTTTTGGCAGACCTACATCACAGGTTGATCATTCCGTTGATTATAACGCCGCTGCACTTGAAGAGATAACATGCAGCAACAACGAAATTTGCAGCTGAATGTTTACATGCTGTTAGAAAAAGCGGGCTGAACAATCATTTCGGGATTGTAACAGATAAGATGGCACTGCCCGCTTGCTTCCCGATATGCACCTCAGCCAATAAACTTATGTAAGCAACCGATTTCCATTTATGCGGAGGTTATCAAAGTTGTTGGAGTTGCGAACTTCCGCTCTTCGCACAAAGCGTACCGCTAGGTTTGATTGTATTCTGGCTGCGCAAACTGTCAGTTGGAGTCTGAGCTATTACAACTTAGAATAGCGGCAGCACCACGTTAAGGGAGGTCGCTATGTTCCGTTGTCCGCTTTGTGGCGCATCTGCCCGAATCCGCACCAGTCGTCCGGAAAACGATTCAAACACTGTGCGGCAAAAGTATTACCAGTGTAACAACCTGGAATGCGGCGTATGCTTCTCAACACTGGAAGCTTTCCATAAATTCACATCAAAACACGCCTCCGGCGTTCACTCTTCGGAAGGTATCCCGTGGCATGAGCTGCCAGCTTCACACAGGGGAAACAATCAGATGAGTTTGCCTTTACCTCAGAATTAACAGGCAGAATTGCCGGAGTAACAAAAAAACGATAGATTACCCGCGGGTGCCTTTCGGCTGATGGTCGGAGGAATACCCGAAGGCCGGATGTGGAAAGGCCCCGGAAAACATTTCTGTTTAACCGAGGCCCTAACATATCTACCTTAAGCAAGTGATAGGTTAGCGCCTCTCCAACAAAGGAGCAAGCGCTATGTCGCAAAAATCGCTTACAGCCATCACGTTCTGCGTGACGGTAATCCTCATCATCTGGATGCTACACGGTTCGCTGTGTGAAATACGGATGAGCTTCTGGGGAGCGGAGTTTGCGGCGTTCTTACAGTGTAAGCAGTAAGGAAACCGCGACGGGGGAGCAATCCCCCGTCAATCGGTTGCTAAGGTTGGCTGAAGTGGCACCCTTCTCACAGACATGAACAACAAACCCGCAGCGTAAGAACTGCGGGTTTTCTTTTTGGAACAATCACTAGCTAGTGTACCGTTAACGGCACATAATGCTCGCACAACAAACCTGTTAAAAGAGATTACTCAGCATTCTCCTGCTTCCATTGCCGGATCATTTCATCGGTAACATCACCCTCATAACATACCACGTCATACCCTCCATTACGGCTATATGCACTGCGTCCACCACATCTACTACCATTCCTTGCATGATTATAAGGACACGCACAATTGCCTGGATAAGATTCAATGGATTCTTTAATTATTTCTTTTTTGATCTGAGCATCAGACTTTCCTGTTGCTGCATA